TGCCTACTCTGCGCCTTGACCGGCAGCAAACTGTTCGTGCGCGGCGGTGTGTTCGCGTACTCTTTGCTGGATCTCCATTGGAAGATTCTCGAATCGCTGCGAGCGCATGAAGTTTCGGTGGTGAATCATGTGGTTTGCGTGATCGTCAATAGTGTCTACAGTTCGCGCAGCACCGGCAGCAAGCTGTGAGTTCTCACGCATTGCGCGAGCCGAGTCGGGGTCGATGCCAGCAATGAGATCGTTTTGATCCGGCAAATCAGCAATTCGTGCCAACTCAATTGGTGACTGGATCAAACCGCGGTCATGTAACTGGAACGCATACGCCGCTTGAGCGTTGCGGTTGCGCGGCACGACCGAATCCATAGGCACAATTGCTGTGGTATGGCCTTCAAGAAGCATTCCGTTCCAGCGAACGCACTCGGGAACGTTGTTGTTTTGCATCATCACATTGGCCGTGCGGGTGTCCTTGACGTACATCGAGTACAAATCGAGCACCATTGAGCCAATGCGCCCCCACATCCCAGCCATGTTTTTACCAAACCTGCCAACGGGCGTGTCAGCATTTTCAGCCAGCACCGACATTGCGATGCCAGATTCTACGCCGGTCGGCGCAACACCGCGCGTTACGTCGCTCTGACCAAGGATTTCATCCATTGCTCGGCCAAGTTCCTCGGGGGATCGCACCCACCACTCGGGCATGACGGGTGGAGCTTCGTACTGCGGACGCGCACCGTTGATTGGGTTAAATTCAACAGCTTCGCCAGACATATCGGAAAGATCTGCAATGTCTTCAACAGAACCTTCCGGCACCCACAGCCGTGCATTTCCTGCCAGCTTTTGATGCTCAATGATTGAAGACCAAGCTGCGTTAATTGCCGTCTGAATTGGAACAGCATCCGAGCACGGCGTGTGTCCAAACCATTTCTTAGAGATTGGCTGCACTCGGCATACGGCCAAGTTCAGCCTGTCGGTGAATGGGAAATACCACGGCGACTCTTCAATGATCTCTTCACCAACGACAGTGACGATCTTTCCTTCACTCAGCGACGACGGACGCTCATAGTAAGTGAAGACCATCGTGAGCTTTGTGTGCGTTCCGGCGTCCGGCTGGTGAACACGCCAGACCGTATCGACTGCACGCCCGTCAGCTTTCGGCTCCTTGTCAAGACTCCACGATTCTTGGACCTCCGTGGGAGGCAGGGCACGGCCATGAATCCACCACATTGCGTCTTCGGCGTTGCGGGTGCCTGGCTCTACGGCAATTTCATGGATCGGAACAGCAGTCAACGACACGTCGCCAGTGTGGATAGGGCGTCCCGTTTCGTCCATAGCAACCGGAGTGCCTTGCGAATCATCCCATTCCACCATGATTCCGGCTGCACCGGCTTGCCATACGTCTAAAGCGTTGTCGTAGCGCAGATCTTCCCAGTGCTGACGCCTTGCGGTATCAAGCAATGCTTGCTCAGCTACGCGTGCTGCCTGCATTGCCATGTCATCTGGCGAGTTCGGTGGAACCTCAAAGTGCAAATCGCGTGACGTGAGCTTGGCAAGAAGCCGGTGAGTGTCGGGGCCAATCTTGTTGACGGTCGCGCGGACCCGATCTGGATTGCGTGGCATCTCTTCCAGACGCCCGACACCCTTATTCCAGCGAAGCCAATGCTTGTTATTGATGAACTGCTCATTAATGGCAGCCTGCTCTCGCACAGATTGCGTAGCACGAAGAGCGCGATCCCAACGTCGTCGCACTTCTTTAGGCGTGATCTGTTTTTTGTCTTCACGGTCGGCTTCACCGACCATTTGACCCACAGGTGTCGCCGCCCCTAAAGCTGCCATTTCACTCATCGTTTACCTCACAAGCCAACTTGTTCGTGTACTACTCTTGGTTCTGTTGGTCCGGCCCCACTGCTGTCAATCTTTGATTGAGCAAGCGAAAACTCTGCTGCGTTGCGGCTCATTATTTGAAGCATAAGACGCTGACGTTCCTCGCGGGCTGATTCGGACTCTTTCTGTTGTGCCTTAATAGCTGAAACGGTAATAATCGTCAATGCTAAAGCGACCGCAACAGCGATAATGATGACTCCAACTTGCTCAGACATTACTCAAAGTCTCCCGCAACGCTGCGTAAGCCTCGTCAGTGGCGCGCAATTTCTCAAGTTCTGCCTGCAATGCAGTTTCTTCAGCGGGTTTACGGACGCCGTACCCCAGCTTCTTTGTCATCCGAATAACGTTTGATTCCTTAATGACAACTTTCCCATAAGCCGGAAGGTTCTCAATATCAATAGCAATATCAACTACCCGCTCACCGGGTTTAAGTTTTGAGCTCCCGAAAATGTCAGCGCTTTTTACTGCGCCAACGGGAATGATGTTTGCAATTCGCACAAGTGTCTCCTTCGGCGGCTGCTACCAATTGCCAAGAATTGGATGTCTGCCGCGGTTTGATTTGTTTTTCTGGATTTGGTCCCACACTTTGTCGGCGTGAGTTTTCTCGCGGTGAACTTTACTCCGTTTACCGTGAACTGTTCGTTTGTAGATTTCTGCTGCTGCATATGCAAACACGTCCACCATGTCGTCGTGTGCGCCTTCGGGGAATGTTGTGCATTCCTCAATGAAGTCTGCCGTGTCAGCAATTTCAGGAACCCAAACGCGATGTTGTTCTGTCATGGCAACTGCCGTTTCAGCACGCGCTACCTTATTGCGGTCTGGCTTTAGCCACCTTACGACTACACCTGTCCGCTGGGCTTCGGCAAACAACGACAGTGAAGCCGAGATCTTCTCAATACCAACCCACCGAGGCTTCCAAGTCTTCCACGCTTCCATCAACAAAGGCGCATGTTCGGCATGTGTGGTGCGCTTGCGGTACATATGCAGCAAGATCAAGTCAGACGGATCATTGGGTGACACCGCCCAAATGCCAAGTGCGGTGTAGTCACTGCGTCTGTTGTTGGTGTATGCCGTATCCATTGTGCCAAATACAGTGCAAGCGGAGCGAGGAATAAGCCGCTCGCCAAGCTGGAAGTATTCTTCGCCGTCAATGGTCTTGCGCTGGTAATCCAAGAAGTTGTCGCGCTTGAACATACCGCCACCCTGGGGAACAGGGCGTTGCTGGTAAAGAGAAGGCCACGCAATGGGGGAGTCTTTTTTGATTCCCTCCAACGCTTTTTCATCAAACAACTCAGGACATAGAGCTTCGCCGGGACGACGGCCCAATATGTCTTCGTCTTCTGCAACGGCAGGCATACGAAGGCGCTTGATCCGCATACCGATCTCGTCTTCACGCGATAGCAGCCAGCCCATGAGATCATCGACGTGCCAGCGAGACATGATCAAAAGATATTTAGTGCCGGTGCCGCCACCCTCACGACGAGTGATCCAAGTCGTATCCCACCACTCTTTCAAATGCCTGCGCATTGTTGGTGAGCGTGCGTCGTCTGCGTTCTTAATTGGGTCATCAAGAATAAGAAGGTGACCACCCTTACCCGTAATGGGACCGCCAGCGCCTGCGGTATTCATGCCGCCGCCAGATTCAAGCTCCCACCGAGCAGCAGCGCGTGAGTCATCTCGCAGCACCATGTCGTATTGTGGACCAACTTCTTTAATGATGCCGCGCACATCACGGCCCCACTTCTCTGCAAACGTGGACTCGTAAGAACCAAGCAGTACCGACTTCGGTTCTTGGCGAATGCGCTGGCGAGTCAGATACCAAGCCGGTGTCCACTTGGAACACAACTGAGATTTGCCGTGACGCACTGGCTGGTCGATCAGCAACAAGTCGCAGTCGTCGTTATCAATCATTCCAACAATTGCGTCAGACGTGTACTCAAGATGTTGGTACGCCGTCCATAAACCATTGCTGTGCGCCTCTGCAAACCGGGCTGGTGAAGACAAAGCAATTTCTCGCTCGATCATTCCGTGCAGCCAGATTTGTTCCTTCTCGGGCCACTGAGCAATCTCGTCTTGCGGAATAGCAAGAAGCTCGTTAAGTAACGACATCGTACCTATCTTTACACACACGAAAGCGATAAACTAGGTGGGGTGGCGAGACTTGTGCTTCCCGCCACCCCATTTGCGAGAACTACGGAGGTTCCCACATGACAGATGCTAACTCTGGAATCGAACAGTTTTATTCTCGCGAAGACTTTGGAATGCACGCATGGGTCGCATTGAGGCCGTGCAGCATTACCGGAGTCGGCCTGTGGCGATGCCTCGGCTGTCACGCGCAAGTCAGCAATGCAACACTGACAAACGGCACCTGGCATATCATTGCTGGGCCAACTTGCCCCGAATGGGCTTTATCGCTCACTGAGCTTTATGACCAAGAAGAAGAAGGACCACAAAATGGAACTCGGGAACATCGAATCAGAACTGAAATCGCAAGTTGCTTACTTAGAGCAGCGAATCGAATCATCGGTTGCGCAGCGATCCTCCTTAAACCTAGAGATCAAGTCGCTCCGTAGTGAACTGATTGTTGCCAAGCGTTTGCTCAAAGCCGCCCACGGACGTAAGCGCCGCAGCTAATGGGCCGCGTCTACGCCATCGACCTCGGTGTCACCGGAGCAATAGCAACCTTTGACAGCGGGCACCTGATGGCCGTCGATGATCTTGTTGTCACTGGCGGGGCATTGTGCGCTGATTGGCTCACGAACTACATGGCTGGCGTACAACGAGACACAATTGTCTGTGAATCCGTACACGCCATGCCAACGGGCACAAAAGCAAACTTCTCAATGGGCCTGCAACTCGGAGTAGTCATCGGAGTCGCCGGAGCCCTAGACACCCCCTTAAGCCGAATACTGCCGCGAGAGTGGAAGAAACGGGTTGGCATCACCAAAGTCGGCAGAGAGTCAAAAGACCAAGCCCGTCAGATTGTCACACAACAGTTCCCTGGCTTTGCTCCACACGTCGCACGCGTCAAAGACCACAACAGAGCAGAAGCAATACTGATCGGTGTGGGTTTCTTGCAGAATGGCTAAAGCCCGCAAGCAATACCCGTTAGCCAAGATCAAAGGACCAACGCGCACACGGAACATCAACGACCGGCGCAAGATCAAAAAGCCCGCAGTCATCATTGACTGCAACGGCGTTTACCCAGATACTCCTGTGAAACGCTCATCCTATTACTCAGAGCACTAGCCACTTACGCTGGGGTTATGTAGTTACCCAT